GGCATCAAGATGATGCGCAGAGTTCTTGTAGACGATAACTTGTCTTTACGTTCTACTTACAATCCACGCACAGTATTTAATGCCTATCTGCCTACACGAGTTTTGTAATGGCTGATAATCTTCAGATTTTCACAGTCTCTTGCGAGGGTGGGCTTAACACTAACCGTGATGTCCTTTCTCAGGGACAGTTATCACCGGGCAGTGCAACACGACTAATTAACTATGAGCCTGCTGTAACAGGTGGCTATCGTAGAATTAGTGGATACAACGAAGCGTATCCATCTCTAACGGGAACAGGCAAGGTACTAGGTGTCTGTGTATTTAACGGCATCAATGACGGAATTTTAGCCTGCCGTGCTCCAACCAGCGGTAATAATTATCTGCACTATTGGGACACTGGGACTAGCGCATGGGTTGCTGTTACTACTGCTGGTAGCCCGACAATGTCTGGTGTTAACAAAGTACGCTTTTCCAAGCACAATTGGAGTAACCCAGTTGTCGTTTTAGCTGATGGCGTTAACCCAGCCGCTAAGTATGATGGCACTACGTACACACAGATTACGCATACAAATGCGCCTAACAATCCGAAGTATGTTACTGAGTTTAAATCACACTTATTCTTGGCTGGTGATAGCACAGACCCATACAACCTACACTATTCCGCTCCACTAAACGAGACAGACTTTAGCCCAGCGAATGGTGCTGGTGTTATTAACGTAGGCTTTGAGATTGTCCAGATTAAAGCGTTCCGTGATGAATTATTCATCTTTGGTACGAACAATATTAAGAAGCTTGTCGGTAACAGTAACGCAGACTTTTCAGTATTACAGGTAACGAATGACTTAGGATGTTTAGCATCTGACTCAGTCATTGAGCTTGGTGGTGACCTTCTCTTTATCGGACCTGACGGCTTACGCCCTGTATCCGGTACTGACAAAATTGGTGACGTTAACTTGGAAACTGTATCCAAGAATGTGCAGTCACTATTTAACGATGTTGTATTAAATAACGATCTTGATGATCTAGATGCTGTAGTTATCCGACAGAAGTCACAGTTTAGGATTTTCTTCGGTGCTTCAGATTCCCAAGGTGTGATTGGGGCTTTGAGACAACAACAAAACGGCGGCATCGGTTTTGAATTTGGTCAGTTGTTAGGTATTACAGCAACAGCGGCTGACTCAGGATACATCGGTCAGTACGAGTTTGTAATACACGGGGACAGAGATGGCAAAGTGTATCGTCAAGAATCTGGTAATGATTTTGACGGTACTGAAATTTTCTCATTATTCCAAACCCCGTTTTTTCACTTCGGTGATCCAGAATTACGTAAGAACTTTTTGAAGCTATCGACGTATCTGAAAGCTGAAGGTAATACAGATATTGTGTTAGGTATTGTGTACGACTACGAAGATGTAAACGTACTTAACCCTACCAACTACGATATCACAACACGAGGTGCGGCGGCTTACTATAACGAAGCTACGTATGACTCAGGGGCTATCTTTGACGGTAACCCATCACCTGTCGCTAAGACATCGTTCTCAGGCTCAGGTACATCAATTGCAATTAAATATGTAACTAACGACACGAACGCTAGTCATGCCATTCAAGGTTTTGTTCTACTGTTCGGATATGGAGATCGCAGATAAATGGCGGGATATAGCAGACAATCCGTTGCGGACATTATCTCAGGTGAGGTAGTCAAAGCCGCACCACTAAATGCTGAATTCAATGCGCTCCGTGATGCGTTTGCATTTGTAGGTGGACATAACCATGATGGTTCAGGCACGGAAGGTGCATACATCGGTCTGATCGCAGATACTGATGGCAATAATAAAGTTGTCGTAGACACAGCAAACAATCGGGTATCTATCTACACTGAAGTCTCTAGTTCTCCTGTAGAGCAGATTCGCATCCAAGACGGTGCTATCGTACCTGTCACAGACGATGACATTGATCTGGGAGCTTCAGGGGCGGAGTTTAAGAATCTCTGGATAGATGGTACTGCAAACATTGATGCGCTTGTCTCAGCGGCTGTCACGCTGACTGGTGGCACTATTGACGGAACTGTTATTGGAGCAACTACTCCTGCCGCAGGCACATTTACAGATTTAGATTCTACTGGTACATCGACACATGCATCGGTAGACATTAACGGTGGTACGATTGACGGTACTGTTATTGGTGCAAGTTCTGCTGTTGCAGGTTCTTTCACAACGGTAACGACAACTGGTCAAGCAACACTTGCAACTGCCGACATCAACGGTGGTACTGTAGACGGTGCTGTCATTGGTGGTGCTACTCCAGCGGCTGGTACATTCACTAACCTGACTGCGAATACTGGTATCAGCGGCACACTGACTGGAGATGTTACAGGTAACGTCACTGGCAACCTCACTGGTAACGTGACAGGGAATGTCACTGGCAATGTTACAGGTAACGTAACAGCATCTACAGGTTCATCTACATTCAACAATGTCACAGTCAATGGTACCTTAGATGTTACAGGTACAACCATTGCTAACGTCACAGATCCTGTACTTGCTCAAGATGCCGCTACTAAAAACTACGTCGATACGAATGACGCACTGAAACTGAACCTTACTGGCGGCACTATGTCTGGTGCCATTGCTATGGGTACAAACAAGATTACAGGTCTTGATACTCCAACAGCAACAGCAGATGCGGCTACCAAAGGATATGTTGATACTACTGTAGCGAATGTCATTGACTCAGCACCTGCGGCTCTAGACACTCTGAATGAGTTAGCGGCGGCATTAGGTGATGACGCTAACTTCTCTACTACTGTAACAAACTCAATCGCAACTAAACTACCACTTGCAGGTGGTACCATGTCTGGTGCTATCGCAATGGGTACGAATAATATCACTGGAATGGGTGATCCTACACTTGCACAAGATGCGGCTACGAAGAATTATGTGGATACGCAAGATGCAACTAAGTTAAGTTTGTCTGGTGGCACCATGACTGGTGACATCAACATGGGTGGAGTTACACAATTAACGAACTTACCTACACCTACGTCAGGTGGTCAGGCCGCTAACAAGACTTATGTAGATGCACAACGTGACACACGGCTTGCTCTAGCTGGTGGCACGATGACTGGTGCTATCGACATGGGTGCGAATAAGATCACTACGACTTATACGCCAACAAACAATGCAGATTTAACGACTAAAACTTATGTTGATAGCATTCTAGGTTCTGCAACAGCGGCGGCTACTTCAGCGGCAAATGCGGCTACCAGTGAAACGAATGCGGCTACCAGTGAAACGAATGCGGGTAACAGTGCAACTGCGGCGGCTTCATCAGCTACCGATGCGGCAACATCTTATGATAACTTTGATGATCGCTTCTTAGGTGCGAAGGCATCTGACCCCACGTTAGATAACGATGGGGATGCTCTCATTACGGGTGCAATCTACTTCAACACGACTGACGACAAGATGCGGGTATATACCGGATCAGCGTGGCAGGATGTAGCACCGGTAGCGACTAGCATCACAGTCTCACAAATCAGTGACCTCACTGCGACAGCCGCAGAGCTAAACACTCTCGACGGCATTACGTCTACAGTTACAGAACTGAACTACACAGACGGTGTTACTTCCAACATCCAGACTCAGCTAGACGCAAAGGTAGATGACTCTGAAGTAGGAACAGGTGCCAATCAGATTGTACGCTTAGATGGCTCTGCACGGTTACCTGCGGTTGACGGATCACAACTCACTAACTTACCCAGCGCAGGAGCGACAGCAGGTTTTGCCATCGCAATGGCAATCGCACTATAAAGGTGAAATATGGCACAGAACTTTAGACGGTACACATCCAACAACGTAGGCACTTCAGCGGCAACGCTGTTCACTGCCGACTCGTACGATACAGTCGTAGGTATCTCTCTTTCCAACGTAACAGCTTCACAGATCATCGTCTCCTGCTACATCAACGATGGGGCTAACGATATCTATCTCGTGAACAATGCTCCAATCCCAGCAGGTTCAGCACTACAGGTGCTAGACGGTGGTGCGAAGTTCGTTGTACAGAGTGGAGATGCACTCAAGGTGATCTCAGATACAGCGTCCTCACTGGATGTGTGGGTATCGACTGTCGATGATATTTCAACCTAAGAGGTGACCAATGGCGTACTTAGGTAACAAACCTGCACTTAACTTCCAAAATGTCACGAAGGATACCTTCTCAGGTGATGCGTCTACTGTAGACTTCACACTGTCTGTTGCATCCGGTACGAATGACTGTGAAGTGTTTGTGGAGAATGTACAGCAGGAGCCTACATCTGCGTACTCAATTGCAGGTAAGACTCTCACGTTCACATCAGCACCTCCTTCTGGTACGAGCAACATCTATGTTGTACACCGGGGTAAGGCGAACTTACTGGAGAGTGACTACGTGGTTAAGCAGACTGCGACAATCTTCCAGAACAACAAGCTGATTCAAGAAGACTTAGAAGTGGATGCAGGGTATAACGCAATGGCGGCTGGACCGTTGACTGTATCTAGTGGCGTTACAGTGACTGTACCGACAGGTTCAAGATTGGTGGTGGTGTAAGATGGCAGTAACGATTGACGGAACAACTGGCGTATCGCTTGTACAGGATGGGGTTGTTACTGCGGCTGATTTGGCGAGTGGTGCAATTACCTCTGCGGCTTTGCCTACTGGTAGTGTGTTGCAGGTTGTGAGTTCAACACGAAACACGGCGTATAGTACAACAAGCACTAGCTATGTCTCTCCCGATGGACTGTCAGTAACAATTACCCCAAGCTCTACATCTAGTAAAATTTTAGTTGTATTTGAAGGAAAGGGTGGCTCCGCCACTGGTCATGGATTGAATGTAAGATTAGAAAAAGACGGCACAGGTATCAACTTAGCCAGTGGACAAACTTTTGGACAACAAGTAAATATTCCCGTTAGCCCAGATCAAAATAGGCACTATCACTCAGCAAGTATGATGTATTTAGACAGCCCTGCTACAACATCATCAATTACTTATAGATTGGCACTAGCTTCATCTGGTGGCGGTGAAGTAACTCTAAACACTAGACAGATTATTCCTAGCACAGCTATTGGCACATCAACAATTACAGTAATGGAGATCGCCGGATGAGCAAGATAGCCCTCACACCCAATGCTTCCGGCTCAGGCACGTTCACCATTGCCGCACCCAACAGCAACACAGACCGCACACTGACTCTGCCAGATGGCGCAGGAACCATTGCGACTACGAATGGAATCAAGGAAGTTTTGATTTCGGATACTACACTCAACAACACAACATCAGTTGAATGGTCTACCAGCACCGATTACATTGCGTACCGTTGTGTATTAAATGAATTATTTGTTGCGACAACGGGTAATGAATTATGGATTGGGGCTTCAGCAGATGGAGGTTCAACTTGGTCTAGTGCTAATCATACAGTCCTTACATCTGAAGCATCAAATGCAGGTGGGATTACTGGATACACTAGAAGAACGTCTGCCACAAACGGAATGGGACTATTACAAAACCCATCACAAGAATCCGCAGGTGCTGATAGATTTACTTCTGGTCAAGTCATGGTGTATTGCGATGCTTCCCAAGATTCATATGCCCGGATATCTGGAATAATGACTGGTTGGCATAACGGAACTGAGTTTATACAAGGGGCCACCGCAGGGCATTGCGAAACAGCAGGGATCAATAAACTGAGAGTTTACTCTTCCGGCGGTGTAAATGCTCTAGTTAGCGGACGAGTTACAATTTATGGAGTAAAACCATAATGGACACACCACATAAAATTGTTGATGGTAAGGCAGTTATGTTAACTTCGGAAGAAATAACAGAAATGGAGGCGATGAAAGAATCTACTGCTTTAGCTAAAGCGGCTGATTATAAACTTCATCGCTCAATGGCCTATCCATCCATCGCAGAGCAACTGGATCAGATTTACCATGAAGGCATTGACGCATGGAAAGAAACCATTGCGGCTGTTAAAGCGGAGTATCCAAAGCCATGAGCGAAATCCTTGTAAACACAATCAAGAA